GCAATAATGCTGTGATTCCTTTTCTATTTAAGACAATTTTTACTTTCTTACCCATATCGCTCTACCATCCACTTTTGATTCCATTCCAGCGGTATATTTTGTTCGATTCCCTGCTGCGGAAATCCTATTACTTTCCAGATTTCTCCGAAAAATTCTACTTTGTTGTCTTCCCACACGTGTTCATCCCCTTTGGGTATTGCGATCGTGTAGACTGCCTTTTTCCCTGTTAAGTTCAGCGTATCCAAAATTTCTGATGTGTTCGTGGGGGCTACAAGTACATTTTTGACTTTTATCGGCGTTTCTTTGTAGATCGGCTTTCCGAAGGCGTCTTCGTTTATTTTTTCTTTTTCATAGAGCGTTACTGTGATCCCTTTTATCATCGCCATACAGATCAATCACCCCTATTCTTTGTCGCTTTAGTCCGAGCCTTGCTAACTCACTTTTTTTAATAAATAAGCCTCCTCCCGGTACTAAGTATGTCCCCGAAACAGAATAGCCCAGAGCCGATTCCGACCGCTGCGTCATCGGCTCTGTGTCCGTTGACGTCATAAGTGTGCGCGCTACCACATCTACAACTACAGACTTTGCAACATTTTCTAAATATGGTTTTTCTTCTATTATTCGATCAAGGTTTTTTCCCACCTTATCAGCTTCCATTCTCAAGCTATCCTACTATTGGCAGTAAGTTTTTTGCGCGCTCTTTTTCGTCTTCTGTCAGTGATCTCCACAGTTTTTCAACGTCTTCGATCTTGGCAAAGTTATTCATCTTTTTTCACCGTCTTTCTCTTTTTAGGGGCGGATCCGGGCGGCTTTTCCGCCTCCCAGTCTCCACCCTTCAGTTCGCACTGTGTTTCGATCACATTCCCTGTCCGTTTGTTTCTGTATATCAAGTTTCGTCTACCACCCTTGCAAAATATTCCGGCACAAGAATTCCCCATCCGAGATAGACTTCTGCGCGGATGTAAACCTGGTTGTAACCTTTTAAGTCTTTTCCTGTGTTGTCCGGATCGCCATATTTAATGATCTCCAATGGAATTTCTTTCGAGAACCCCCACTTGAAAGCGTTGGAAAAATCGCCCACGATTGCGTGATCTTTCACAGTGTCGTTGTATACAGTCTTGTTTACACTTGTTTTCATTCCTCCGAGAGATTCCGGCGATGCTCCAAACCTAAATTCTGGGTACTGTCTGACTCCGTTTTCCTTTACCGTTGCCATGTCTGCCCCGAATGCATTTGACAGCGCTATCCCTGTAACGTCTCCGTCCGATCCCTGCACCATTGCAATCGCCGCATCTAAATTTGTATCCGGCGTTCCTTTTGTATATTTGACTTTTTGTGTTACTTTACTGTCAAAGTGATTCGTGCCTACAACTGTTGATGCTCCGCCTGTCCGTGGGTTAATGCCGTGAAACGCTGCCAGATCAAAACCTTTCGCTACTTTTGCCGCAAAACCATTGTTAAACGCTGTTAAAATATCAAGCTGTTCTTCTTCTGTCGCGTACAAAAATTCGTCTGAAACTCTCGCTCCGTACTCAAATTTGATTGGCACGATTTTTACCGGATCTACAGTAATGCCGCCCTCTGACTTTTTCCCGTTTTCTGCTACAATATCGATCTCATTGTCCATTGAAAAAATAAATTC